GAAGATGAAGAACCAATTAATCCTTTTGATTTCTGGAAAGGTGCAAACTTCAAGTTGAAGATTAAACAAGTCGCTGGATTCTGGAACTATGATAGTTCAGAGTTTGGTAAGACAGAAACACTTTTAGATGATGATGCTGAGTTAGAAAAGATTTATGATAAGATCTACGATCTAAGTGAGTTTACTGCTCCTGATCAATTCAAAACTTATGAAGAACTAAAAGCACGTTTGGATTCAGTTCTTGCAAGAAAGGCAGTTGTCACTCCTACTATGGATACAGAGGATCTTGAGGACTTGAGTGAAGGTAAGAATCGCCCTTCACAAGCAGAACTAGACGAGATATCTAATCTCTCTTCTGCTGCAACTGAGACTACGGAAGACGAAGATGACGCACTGAGTTATTTTCAAAAACTCGCTGAAGAGTAAACAATAAGAAAGGGGTCTTACGACCCCTTTTTTTATGACCCACTTAATCTGGGGTTGTACGCTGATTTGAGTTTACTATTAATAAATTGAGATGATTTAGTATATTTCATAATTCTCTTCATATCAGAAATTGCCACATCCAAAAATTGAGGTTGTAGTATCTTTATCCTTCTCTTAGCTTCATTTTCATTTTCTTCAAACTCATAGTTAGTAACAGGGAACACGTTTGTATGTGATACCACATTACCATTGGCATCTTTCACTGTGCCTGCATTATCTACAGTTGATAGTGTAGGGAGATTTGTACCACTATATGTTGACTCTCCTGATCCAGATGTTTCTAGATATCTACTTTCAAAATTAGAGTCTACAGTTAATCCCTCTGGCACAACTATTCTAAGTCTACTATCTAACAACAATTCAGTTACATAATGATGAACCTCAGTTAGTTTCTCTTCACTTCCGTATTTTGCTAAGATAAACTTTTGAAAATCATTAGAACTTAAAGGCCATTGATCTCTGACCTTAGTAATATTATTTGTAGTTAAGATTACCCAATCAAATCTAGGATCTCCATAAACTCTCTCAGATACTTGTTCTGGTCTATCATCACCAACAACAACATAATCTTCAAATGCAGTTACTACATTCTTCAAGTCATCACGAAGTTTAGGTCTTCTGAATATGTTCTTTACGGCTATAAATTCATCATTAGATGATCTATCTGTAGTCCTAGAGACATAGTTTAAGTTTGGGAAATAAGAAAAATATCCTTGCATTTTAGTAACCTACATCTGATGTATATGGGTTTGCCTGATCAATGTCACTGATTGGATAAAGATCCCCTAGAGAATTTGGATCAGTAGGATTATATTGTCTATCAAAAGCAACATCCTCACTATAATCAGTATCATATATTGGTTCTAACTCTGCAAATCTTAGAGACATGGTTACAGCTATAGGCATACCATTTTCATATGCTAACCACTGACCCTCTGGGGTGTAGTTAAGACTAACATTAGTCAAAGCACATGGTTTAAATTTATTTACACCAAGAATATTTCTATTACCATTGGTAACAAATCTTAGTCTGAATATATTTGGAGTACCCAAAAAGAATGAAGGCCCACCAGCTCTACCTACATCAGTATTTGCAGCCCTATCAGCTTTTCTACTCTTTTTAGGTGCAGACCATTGTTTAAATGCACGAATGATCATTCTAACATTTGCAGCCTCTAGTCTATTTCTGGGGCTCATAGTCCATTGATATTCAAAGGATCTTAACATAACACCAGCAAATAATAATTCTGTGTTAGAGTTAGCTATAATACCAACACTTCTTTGCATAATTTCATCAGCAGACAATCCAGTATTTGCAGCCAACTGTGATATTTTTTCTGCAGCAATACCACCTTGAGTTCCAGTTTGAGTCAGTAAGTCTGCATTGATAGCTAGGTTTCTTGCAAGAGGGCCCACTCCCCCAAAGTCATTTGTCAACGTACTGGCAATTACATTCTTACTTGCCATTTGAACAGCACCCAACTGTTTAGTTGACATGGACTCATCATTCCAGTTTCTTCCATTTTCATCCATCATATTGTTAGGCATAGGCATTTTTATACCAGCACCTAATTTCTTTTTATATGGTCTATATCTCTCAGCTCCATATGCCAAACCACTTTTTCTAGGTGGTTTAAATGGATTTAAAAGACCATCTCCATATTTTCCATCAAGAGTCTTTGCGTATGGAGCCTGATAAGAGTAACATTGTATAAACATATGATCCATATTGTTAGCCATATCCATAGGATATTTTACTATCTTTTTGAATAACATGTCATCTTCTGCGGCACCATCAAATGTACTCAAGGTTCTCTCCATCAATCTCTGTCCTTGACCAGAACCGCCTGCATAACCTGGCCCATCCCCAACATTACTCTTACTTCTATTATAATCCTCTTTCTTGCCCCACATGGCATTCTCTATGGAAGAGACTAATCCATTTTTATCTCTGAATGTTTTTTTGGACTGAGCGTTTCTCCCTTCTGTATCAATCACCCATGCTGGTTTGATCGTGTCTGGTGCAACTGCATTAATATGTTCTACTGTCGCTGTTTGGATTTTTCTATAGATATTTTCTAGTTCTGGGTCACTCCATCTATATTGTTCTGGCACAAGAAGACTTAAATTATTTGTTAATTGACTTCTATCATAAACTCCATCCTTGAATATTGGTGGAACGCCTGGTTTTACTCTACCATTTGCATCAACAGCACGAATTGTTGTTCCCTCAGTTTCACTGTAGAAAACCTTATACTCTGTAATATTACCTTCTTTATCCTGTTGTATGATAGGTTCATCAATTTTTATTTCTTCTCCAAATTCACTATTGTCTATTGGTTCTGTATATGAACTTGTAATTTTGTCAACAGTGCTTTCTGAATATGTTGTTGGAAACGGAGCACCATCTGTATTCCAGCCCTCCCAATCCTTTTCTACATTTGCCGAAACAAAAAATACTGGTTCAAGATCGTCAAATTTAACCACATCAGGATTAATAAGACCTTTTTCTACATTGTAATGATGAAAACCGTTTTGTACATTCTTATCATTATCCAACAATTGTACAAATTTTTCACTTCTATAATCAAGTTTTTCACCTTCGTATGTGATACTATCTATTTTACCTCCTTTGTCAAATTCAATAATGACAGACTTTTCCTGTCCACCTTCTAATGTGGAGGTTACTAAAGTATTTCCTTGAACTTGATTATAAGGCAGACTCACTTTCTTTTTCTCCTTTGGTTACGGGCATTGAATGCTTTGTATTTGGGGTATCTCATACCCCTTTTATCTACAAATTGTTCTGTAGGTAGTAATGATATAGCAGCCCAATCCTCATCACGAGGCACTTTAAACATACTTCGTATACCAGAATACTTGTATCTATGTATACTATTTTTAGGAATCGGGGATTCTCCACGACTATTTAGTAGGTTATTTGCAATTACATCACGATAATCTGGATTTATATAATGTAGATTGCATCCTAAGAATCCATCTTCAAAAAATCCTACTATCACCGCTAGTGGCTGAACATCCCAAAAAGACAGGTACTGTGGTGCTCCAACATTGTATGAAAAGAAAAATAAATCTCCTTGTCTGACACCTTCCTGATCATAAGTTTGACCAGATCTTTGTTGCCTCTCTATCAATGCTTGTTCTAAAGCACCAACATACCATGAGTCTGGTTGAAGTTTAATGCCAGCTTGTTCCTTAATATCGTCTGCGATCATGTGAAATACCTAGATCATCTTCCGTCATTAGTTTGAATTCGTACTTTCTATCAGCACAGAATTGTTTTGCAGCTTCCCACTTTGCTTGATTTACGACCCATGTTCTAACTTCATAATACCATGCTTGAGTTTTCCTTTTTGGATTCTTCTTAGGTTCTTTAATTTGTTTCTTAGGTTTTACCTCAACTACAACTGATCTACTCTTACCATTGGCATCCTTATACTTGATAAAAAAGTCGGGAAAATATCTATGCACCCTATTATCCAAGGGATTCTTGTATGGAATCCAGAACTCTTCTGATTGCCATTGACTTACACTTTCAGTAAGATCACAATATTGCATGAATTTTTTCTCCCATAATGATCTATAGATGATCTGAGTGGGATCACCTTTATACTTTTTTACATGTTTTGGTTTAAATTTCCCCTTATAAGACATATACATAGTATGGTAAGTCATATTTTTATTTAGATGGCAAGGCAACAGAAAAGTTATTTCAGTAATGATAAGTTAGTAAAGAATTTAGATCAGTTTAGATCATCTATTGGTGCTCCAGCTCTGACTAACTTCTTCCAAGTTGAATTGGACTTTGCTACAACAGGTGCAGAACCTAAAGATTTTTTTCCAGTTGATCTGGAATCTGCTTCTGCTAGTGTGTATGAACAAGAAAAAAATGCAAATGATCTAAGTCAATGGTTTACAACATGTGGATTGATGGAACAAGGAGATAAAGAGAGATATGAATTGTTAGCAAATGAGGCCACTTTGCCTGGTACATCTATGGCAGTTGCACAGGAGATGGGAAGTAGACAAGGTATTAGAGAAAGATTTGCAACACAAAGACAATACACTGACATATCAATATCTTTTTACTTGTCTCAAGATTATAAGATACTAAAATTGTTTCAAGAGTGGATAAATTTTATGAATCCATTGTATGTAACACAGGAAGGAGTCAGACATACACAGGGATACCCAGGCGGATATCCTAATCATGGTGAGAGGTATGCCTTTCATAGACAGAGATATCCACATGACTACAAAAGGAATATAAAAATTACAAAATTTGAAAGAAACTTTAATCCAGAAACGAAAGATGATGTTCTAACATCAATAGATCCAACCTTCGGACATGAGATAAGAACCTTTGGAACCAGAAAACAAAAGGGTAAGTCGTATCATAATATGGGCCCTAATAAAGACGAAGAGTATAAACCAAATGCAATCTCTTATAATTTTGTTAATGCCTTTCCAATCTCAATACAGGACATACCTCTTAACTATGCTTCAGCTTCACTTATACAAGTTGTAGTTGACTTTTCATACGATAGATACTATATTGTTAATAATAGAGGATTACCAGCACCAGATACCCCAACTAAAGGTGTTAGATCCCTTGTAACTGCTGACAATAGTATTGAAAAAAACATAGATAAAGCTTCAAATTGACCCTCTAAATAATAAAGAATAATTACTTATTATGCCTTTACCAAAAATTACAACGGCCGAGTATGAATTGAAAATACCTTCAACAGGTAAAACAATAAAATACAGACCATTTCTAGTAAAAGAAGAAAAAATTCTCATACTCTCTTTAGAGTCACAGGATCAAAAACAAATTACTAATGCTGTAAAACAGGTTCTTAAAGAATGTGTTTTAACAAAAGGAGTAAAAATTGACCAATTGGCCAGTTTCGACATTGAATACCTATTTCTAAATGTTCGATCTAAATCTGTAGGTGAAACGATAGATTTGGTTGTTACATGCGGTGATGATGGAAAGACAGAGGTTCCTGTACAAGTTGCCATTGATGATATTAAAATATCAAAGTCAGATGAACATTCTCCAGACATTGAGTTGTCTGATGGTTACACTGTAAGAATGAAGTATCCCTCATTACAACAGTTCATAGACAATAACTTTGGAGATGATGATGGTAAAGATGTTGTTGAAAAATCATTTGAAATGATAGCATCTACTATTGATATGGTTTACAATGATGAGGAAATGTTTTCAGCTGCTGAATGTACTAAGAAAGAACTCAAAGAATGGGTAGAGTCTTTGACATCATCTCAGTTCCAGAAAATTGAAAAATTCTTTGAAACTATGCCTAAGTTACAACATACACTAGAGGTGGTTAATCCCAACACTAACAAGAAAAACAAAGTAGTATTAGAGGGGCTATCGGATTTTTTCGCCTAAGTATGTCTCATGTTGATCTTGAGACATACTTCAAAATCAATTTTGCTCTCATGCAGTACCATAAATATAGTTTATGGGAAATAGAGAATATGCCTCCTTGGGAGAGGGATATCTATGTGGGACTACTTAAACTTCATATTGAAGAAGAACAACTCAAACAAAGAGCACGAGAGGGACTAGCACGCAATGGCTAAACTTGGTGGATCAGCAACATCTACTATGAATACATTCGATGGTGAGTCTACTGTTAAAAGACAGACTCCACTTGTTTCTAGTGCTGCCAACAAGATAGTATCAACCAGAGCCACAAGAAAAAGTTTAACTGGGATTAAGGGTGGTGATGGTTTAAAATCCGTATTACCAAAGATCAAACCTATCAGAGAAGATCTCAAAGACGGTGGTATAAGAAAAATCAATAAACTTGTAGAATCACGAGTTCAAAATTTAGTTCCTAAATTAGCAAATCAGGTAGAAGAGAGAGTAGAATCATTTGATCCAAATAAGTTTTTAGGTAAAATATTTGATGGTGGGTTGAGTTCTTTACAAGGATTTGCCAGTGGCCTTGATGGTGTTAAAGGTAGTATGGAAGAATCTCTGGAATTTCTTCAGAAGGCACAGGAGATTGCAACTGAATTTATTGAAAAGTTATCAAAGGCAAAACCAAAGAAAGAAAAAGGTAAAGGTGGACTGTTAGGTAATATATTTAAAGGTCTTGCTCTGGCTGGTATGGCAATGATTGCTGTCCCTGCCATAGCTACGGTTGCAACTGCTGGTTTGATGGCCAATGCTGCAGGGTCAGGATTAAAAAGAAGTCAGGATATTCAAAAGGAATCCAAGAAAAAGAAATTAGAACAGAAACAAGACGAAGATAAAGTAAGTAAAACAGAAGGAAAGACTGATGATATTTTCAGTGGTATTATATCTAAACTTGATGGTGTAATGAACTTTAATAAACCAAAAAATGAAGAGGTAGAACCTCAAGATGATCCAATTCCGTTGGCTTCTAAAGGTAAACTTTTAGCGAAAAAGAAAAAGAAAGAAAAGCCATTTAAACCAAGACCTATACCAAAACAAAAAACTTACAAAGAATTTATTGATGCTGGTGGTACGGTTGAAGATACTGGGCCTGGTAATCCATATGGCCGTGAAGTATTCATGGATACAAAACCGAAAAGAAAGGGTCTATTCGACAGCCGCAAAGGCTTTCAGAGATATAATCTATCAAGAATGGGTGATCACCCAGAAATCCGATTCTTATCTACTTTATCAACAGAACAATTTGTTAATTACATTCTTGCAGAAACAAGAGAATATAATAAAAACAAAGGTAAACCACCAAAAGACGAAAAGAAAAATGTCAGGGGAACTGGAGCTAAGGATAGAGAAAGAGAAGGAGGTAACTTTAGTGGTGACAAACAAAAGAACGTAAGAGGTGAGTATATGAAAGGTGCTTTCCAAATACCAGACCTTAATCTCAAGGGATTGATGAGTGGTTTGGTGGGTGGAATTAGTGGCCTTGGTTCCAAAATTGGTGGCGGACTAGGTTCTGTTATGAGTGGTTTGTTTAAACGTGGTGATGAAGAAAAAATAGTAGAATCAATGATTCAATCAAGTGAAGAACCGAAAGCTCTCAAGAGTCAAGTTACTAAACAAATATCAACACCAGTTACCCCTCCACCTAAACCTGTTGAAAGACCAGCAGATATGGGTGGAATGGGAGTAGCGGGTGCTGCTTTACAATCTGGTATGGGTGGAAAAACTTCAGGCGTGAATAAAATGGACAGAGAGATACTTGTTCCAACAAACTCTGTGCCTGGTCTAATCGCAGTAGATACAAAAAACATGCACGTTTTACATTCAAAATCTGTATTTAACATAGTGGATGCAATCTAATGAGTGAAACATCTAACACAGAAGTTAAAATAAATCAGGAGGCACAGGGAGCCGTAGATGCCGCTGAGTCCAAGATTAATGCTTTTAGTAGATTTATGGGAAGAACCAAGAAGGTTCTTAAAGATGGGGATATACCAGACGATTCTAAAGTTACCAAAGCCGATGCTTTTGTCACCGACATGCCACAGGGTAAAGAAGAAACTGGTAGTAAAGGTATTGCTGGTTTCTTAGCTGATGGTGTTACAGGAGTCATATTAGGATTACCACTTTTACTTGAAAGAGGAAATAAAGTAAAAGAGAATGAACCTGTAGATATTGAATCCGAATATCAAGGAAGTACAAAAGAGTTAGAAAAAGAAATAAAAGAAGAAGAAAAGATAAGAGAGGAAGGAATTGATGCTCTTAAGGAGACTGCTGAAACTGGAAAGAAACTTGACAAAAAAAAGGTAGAAGATATTAAAAATATAAGACCCACTGGAGGCTCAGTAAAGGGAAATATGCCAGGAAGTGGCTTAGATTCAAGAAGAAAGGATGGTACAACGACTACAACATCAAGCACTTCTCAGGGTTCAACAGGCCCACTTACTATTGGATATGAGGATGGTTCTGGCCGACCAGATACAACTGACTTTAGAGAAATTAATAAAGCAAAGAACCAAGCATCTTCGGATCAAAACAAATTAATATCAGGTGAAAGAGTCGAAAGGAAGAATGTTACTATAACTCCTCAAAATGCTGAAAAATTTGAAGAGGCAGTTGATAATTTAAAGGTAAGACTCAAGAAAAATGTTGTTGATAAGAACGTAGATTCAGTTTCAGCAGCTAAGTCTGTAAAATCTGATGATGATGATGTTAAACCTGTATTGAATGAGTTAGAGGGAGAAAGAAAAGATCTGGCTAAAGAAAGACTCCAACTAGAAAAACAGAGAAAACAGATACAATCGGTATATGGTAGAGATTCTGTTGAATACGAAGAGATACAAATTAAGATAACTAAAAATAAGGAAAAGGTAAAAGAACTTCCAAAGGCCTCAAAGGGTGGTATTATTCAAGGGCCTCAGGAAGGATATCCAGTATCATTAGATGGGAAGAAAGTTGACTTTATTGGTCATGGTACTGAAGAAGTTCGTCAGAAAGAAGATGGTAATGGTGCTTTTATTGTACCAATAGACACTCCTGACACTAGAAAAGATCCTACTCTACAGAAGAGAAGAGAGAAAGAGGCCGCTGCAATGGGCTTCAAGAGTTTTAGTGCTGGTGGAATGAATCCAGATAAAGTTTTTGGAGCTCCTCTGTTAGATAAAGATTCTGACCTATACAAATACTCGGACATAGATAAAGTTCACGAAAATATTGACACTCAAGGAACAAAATATGAGTATAATGAAGAACTAGCTAGAACAACGACTAAAGCTTCTGAGTTTGACAAACCTTTGAAGGTGGAAAAGAAATCATCATTGATGTCACCAAAAGAACAGTATGAATTTCTTGTAGAAAATCTTGGAGGGCCACAATATGTTATGCAATTAGTTGATGGTACATATTTCCCCAATGTAGGACTAATGATGGCAGAGAAATGGGGAGACGTAGCTAGAATGGTGGAGAAATATATGACGGAGGGTGCTGCAACGGTCAAAGAAGTCTCTGGAGTAAGTGTGGATAAAGAGGTAAAACTAGCCTTAAAGACATTTAAAAAGACATTTAAAGATTTTGAGAGATTCAAAGATCGCAGAACAGGAGAGTATGATGTAGAGGCAATGACTAGTCATTTGAACTCTTTCGTTCCAGGCACTATAGATTATGCTAAAGTTCAAAAGAAAGAAGCTGAAAAGAAAGAAAGACAACAAAAACTAATGGAGAATGTTAAAAATAAATCTGAGGGAGGTTTGTTGAGAGTAAATACTGTTAACGGATATTCAATGGGAGGATTGTTAAGTGGGATCATGGAATACTCAAATACTGAGAGTGCGCCACCAGCCGCCTCATCAATAATTCCAATTCCTGTTTTTCAAGAGAGGCCTGCACCAACAGGGAGTGTTGGTTCTGGTAAACCACCAGTCTCATCAGAACCAACTGTAATATCAGGTTCTACTGAGGGAGAGGTTATGTCAGCATTTTTATTTACTGAATTAGGGGCGTCATGACTCAAAACATTAAAAAAGTTAATTTTATAAAGGCGACCATCACAATAGATGAGGAGATCCAGTTTGCAGGGGATAAAAAAGATGAGACTAACTCAGAATTATCTGCCGAAAGTATTCGTGATAAAATAGTTTCTTTTGATTACTATGAAGATTTGTTATCACCAGCAATAACTGCCTATATTAGGCTAAGCGATACCACTAATATATTGAGTAGACTTCCTATAAGAGGATATGAAAGAGTGGATCTTGTTTTTGGAACTGGAAATGGTAATTTAACCTTTGGTGAAAATGAAAAATTCTCTAATCCATTATATGTAACTGCCATTCAAGATGTTAAGAAAAAGGAGGGAGAGGAATCATTTACTTTAGCCTTGAGTTCGTTGGAAAACCTAATGAATGAAACCACTAGATGTCAGAAAAAATATGCCAAAGCAAACATAAGTTCTCATGTAAAAGATATTCTCCAAGATCCAAACATATTCAATATCTCTAAGGAAGAATTTGCAGAGAGAGTGGAGATAGAAGATTCTAGTACACCCTATTCATTTATAGGTAATAATAGAAAACCTTTTTATATCATGAGTTGGTTGTGTCCTAAA